GAACCAGGACGCCGCCGTGCCGACGCCGTCGCCGAAGCGAAGCGGACCCTGGCATCCGAACACGCCAACACCAAGCTCACGAACCAAACCGTGACCACGTCCGTCGGTGACCACGCGGTCAGCGGCGGCGATGTCGGTGAACGTTCCTGGAGTGCCAGACGTACCGCCGATGATCGACATCGCGCACCCGTTGAAGGTGCTCGGCACGAAGAACCGCATGATGTCGAGGTACAGGTTCGGCGTCATGCCTGGCGCAGTGACGAGGCTGTTGGCGACGATCCCAACCTGGGTAATAGCAGTGAATGTCAGGTTGGCTTCGACGCCAGCACGCACGAGGAACGCGGGCCGGTTCGTCGTGTCCATGGCGATGTTGAACCAGGTCGTCGGTCCGGTGTCGTGCCTGAACCCTGAGACGTCTGCGCCAGCCACCTTGTATCCGATGCGGTCGGTGCCGTCGCCGAGGTGGATCATGAAGCCACCGTTGGCGTCGAGCGTGTTGCCAACGGCGAGACGAGACGCCACCCAGACGTAGACGAGCGCGTCGCTCAGATCCCATGAACCGCCAGTGAAGTAGCCGTCAAGGATGGCCACGCCGACGTTCGCGCCGACCCAGCCGCCCGCCTCAACGGGAACCGGATCTGTCGTGCCTGCGGTCGCCGTGCCGGTGTATCCGGCGATCGAGTCGGCCTGGGCGATGACCGTGCGGTGGTCAACGAGTGTTACTGCCACGACTTCCTCAAGCGATCGTAGAGGACGAGCGCACACGCCTGAGCAGGCTGGAGCAGCGGTGCCGCCTCACCTACGGCAGACTGGATGTGGATCGACGCGCCGGTCCAGCCGACCAGCGCACTCTTACCCGTGCAGCCGAAGACGTAGAGCGCGTCCGCAGGGTGAACGAACGCGTCGAGGTCCGTGGTGCCGTTCTCGTCGACCACGACAGGTGTGTAGCCTTCAAGGCTGGAAAGTGCGTGCTCCAGCGTGCCGCACTCGACGAGAGGCACGTCGTCGGCTGATGGTTGCTTCTGCCATGGCGTCTCGGGGATCATGCACAGACGCTCGACGCCGAAGAACCGCATCAGGAACCGCCAGTGGATCCCGTGCTCGATCTCCGGCGTCTGCCAGATGTCCCAATGTCCGACGACGCGGATCACTCGATGCTCCTTACAGCGGCATGTATGGGAACGTGGAGAGCGAGATGCTGCTACCGAACCGAGCATCCTGGAAAGCCAGGGCCTTCATCTGGATACCCACCGTCTGGTTGACCGGGAAGTCCTTGTCCCCACCCTCGATACACATACTGGGCACATCGAAGATGAAACCACCATCCTCGTTACGAATGCAGACTTCCATGGTCAGCGTCTCGTTAGCGCGCATGGCTTCCAGGACACCACTGTCGGTGAAGAGGATCTGACCATCGATCTCCACATCGAACAGACCGGCGTTCATGTACTTCCCGCCCAGGGTACCAAGAACCTTCTCTGGGCTGACGTTGTTCTTGATGGTTAGGGTCAGCGACTTGAAGTCCGTGGTGAGACCAAGCTCATCGACATCCGTAACACGGAGGCGAACAAAGTCACCAGAGGTGTTGATCGGAACCGTACCCACGGCGGGGATGGGAGTTGCTGCACCGGTCGCGCGGGTCAGTGTGGGATCCAGGCAGTCGGTTCCGATGAAGTTACACTTCATCGTTCCCTTGCTGGTCACCGGAAGATCAAAGACGATCTCATTGGCGAAGTTGCCCTCCGCGTACTCGTACTTGTCGACACCAGAACCGGCGAGGTTCTCGTAGCCGAGCTCGAAGTGGTAGGTACGCTCCAGGTAGTCAGCGCTATCCACGGCGACGTTGCGGATATACTGGCCCCAGAAGACCTGAACAGTCTGGGTAGCATCCGCCTCCACCACGAAGGTCGTCGACTTCTTGTCCAGTGTGAGGAGACCAGCAGCAACCGAGAGGACACGGGCAAGGCCACGGTTCACAGTGTTGGTGAAGTTCAGCGCCGAGGTAGTGCTAAGACCACCGATGAAGATGAACTGACCAACCTGGACATCCGTAGTGGTCCAGTTGAGGGCAGTAGAAACTAGGTTACCGCTGGCGTCGATGTCCAAGTCGCCAACAGCACCCTGAACACCACAGATCTCGATGATGGCACCGAGTGGCGGAGTAACTTCGGCCACCAGGCCAGCCGCTTTGACTTCCGTACCCGTGGAGACACCAGCCGCGATCTTCAGACCGTTATTTGCTGGATCAGAAAACCCACGGGCATAGAAAAGCGTACCGTCAGCGATTGCGCCACCGGAGGCAACAGTGTACCCCGTAGCCGTCACAGCAGTCGGTGTGAAGTTAACTCCACCCTTCGCAGTTGCGAAGAAGAGGCCCTCCACGAACATCCGCATGCGGTCGTAGGTGATGTCGCACTCGAACTCCACGCTGGAATCGAGATCGACAAGCGCACCCTTGCGTCGCTGGCGGTTCTTACTGATCGGCTCGCGCGCGATCTTCTTGAGCATCGGGCCGAACTTGCCGATGCTGTTCGGTTCGATGGTCTTCCACCCGGCAGTGGGCTGAATGCCGAGGGCAGACTCAGCAGCAACCTCGAGAGTGATCGTATTAGTTAGAACGCGACCCATGGGAAAGCCTCCTTAGCGAAGTTCATAATAAGTCAGGGGGATGATTACTGCTACTTCATACCAGCGTCCATCGGTCCCCAGAGGTACGATTTTAGCTGCTCCGGTTCCACTAATTTCGTCGAAGGATGCCCCCTCGAAGATATCCTTAGCCTTGTCGGCATAGCCCAGGGCTCGCGCCAGACCGTCGTCCAAGGGTACGTACACACGCACCCAGGCCGCTACTTCGCGACGGTACAGACGATTCTGAGGGGCTCCGAGAGTATGCTGTGTGCTGTCGGTGTATGCCAGCGATACCCGGCACCAGGGTGTGAGAGTAGCTGGCTCTACGAACTTCTTGTTATCGAAGACGAAGGGGATGGTTGGGAACGCAGCAGTCCACTCAGTCTTCCATCTAAGGTAGACTGCCTCCGTGGCCTGTGCGAACGTCAAACTCACTGATTACCCCCACACACCTTCTCTACTTCGTTCATAGTCTCAGCCTCGGCCCGTTCAACGAACCCCGGCTGTGCCTGCTTACTCCAACCATAGTTGAGTCTATTGATATGCGCAGCGTTGTTGGTGATGTAGATACCACCGGGGTGATATGTATATGCATCCACGGCTGCGATTCCTGCGTCTGAAGGACCCCTATTGGGATTACCCTTAGAACCACCAGTTTCCTTAGAAGGAGATCCAACAGATAGGATCCAGGAAGCTCTTGCGTATCCGCTCTTAAACGGAGTTCCGCCCTGGCTCGGAGGCGCGGTTAGGCGCGTATGGAGTTCCAGGGCGGCGAATTTTTGAACCTCTCCGATGAACTTTGTAAGAGTTCTCCCAAGCACCTCCGGGTTGTCTGTGACAACCTTCCGCGGGGGTCTAAACTTGGGAGACACTGATTACTTGGTTCGGGACTTCCCTCGGGCTGACTTCGCAACTGCCGGAGTAAGGACCGGATCTGGTTCTGGTACAGGCTTCACAGTGATACGAGCACGACGCTCTTCCATCTGCTCTTCCAGCCAAGGACCAGTCTTGTCTCTTCGGTAGCTACTGAGCCCAGGGCTGGGCTTGGTCGCGTAGTCCTGTAGGATGTTGCCATCCTCGTAGTGTTCGGGTAGGTAACCCGCAGCAACGAACTCCTCGATGGTTGGTCCATCAGTTCGCAGACCGTGCGAATCACGAGGCGGCTTTCGCGCCTGTGGTTCCTCTCGAGGAGGACCACCTTCGATCAGCTCGTGACCAACCAGGCGAAGACGGAACCACCGCTTCACCATCCCGAGTTCTACTTCTAGTTCCTTCCATGGGAGAAGTTCCCCCATGTTGAACTGGATGCCCGCCGCTTCGAGTTGTCGACGAACGTAGAGCGGGCTATCCTCTTTGAACGTTCGCCGTAGTTGGAACCGGCCCATACCTTGGTTCCTTACGCAATCATCTGGTCGACGAAGATACCGAGATCCGGCGCGATGATCTTGTGAACGAAGGCCGATTCGATCTCGACCACATCCGAGTGGGTCGGCTCATCACGCCACTTGAGGATCCGCGTGCCGTTCTTGTTACCAGCGTACTGCTTCCAGGTGATGGTGCGGCAGGCCGTGACCGACTCGATCTCCGAAGAGGTGTCGCGGTGCATGAAGAGACCCTGCTTACCGAACAGGTAGTCGCCTGTCATGGTGACGCCGTGGCCCGCAGTGTTCTCGACAGAGTTGAGAACGATGAGCTCTTCGATCTCGAAGAGCTGAGCGACGAGCTGCCTGGTCACCTGGGCAGGCGACCCATTCGTCGAACCACCGCTGATCCGATCGAGGATCTCCTGGTTGCTCTTCAGCGCGTTCCACACCGGAGCGCCGATAGCAAGAACATTGAAGTCGAAGCCAGTCAGCTTCTCCATCACGATCTTGAGATTGGCCACGTCCTGGATTGGAGTTGCTGCAGATCGGTTCCACTGCTCGAGCGTGCTGGAGGCCTCGATGGCCGACACCGATGCGTTGCCAGTGATGTCAGTGGACCACTTGCTGGTGCCCCAGAGCGACGCCTTGAACTGCTGCTCGCGATTCATCCGCTCCAGGCGGGTCACGAACTTCATGGCGGTGCGATCACCGTTGAGAGGAACATCCTCGTTGGCGCGGACCTGATCGTCGATGGACTTACCAACCGACCAGAGGTCAGTCAGGTAGGAGTCCTGCGACACACCGTAGCCAGCCAGGATGGCGCGAGAACCGACGCCCCGCTTACGCATCAGATCGCTGAACCAGTACTCCTTGTTCAGCTTGAAGTAGCTGTCCGACTTCTTGCTGACGGGCATGATCGGAGCCAGGTTATCCGCCTGGAACTTCGCCATGGACTGCATGTACGCAACGCTCATGTTCGTGAGCGGTCGGTTGACGTGGACGTCGCTCGTAGTGGGGGTCGACATTGCTGAGTGCTCCTGTTAGTATCTTGAAAGTTGGTGCAAGGGACGGGGCGACATCCGCCCCTAGCTTAGGATGGATTAGGTGAGGGTCACGGAGGTGAGGGTCAGAACGCGCCAGGCAGCGCCGGTCCAGACGAGAACCGCCTCATCAGCAGCCGCGTCGAACGCCAGCGAAGTGCCAGCCGCACCCGCCTGAGTGAGGAAGGTACCCGTGACCGAGCCATCCGGCGTGGTGGTAGCGAGATCGCACTGGAGGCGAAGAACCTGACCAGCACGGATGCCAGCAGGAAGCGCCGCAGTCTTCGTGCCGTCCACCGAGAAGTAGACGACATCGTAGAGCATCGCGGCATCGAGCGCGGCAGTGTCGAGGGCAGTGTCGAGAACACCACCGCCGGACGTACCTGCACCCGTGATCATGAGCTGGATCGCAGCCATCTGTCCAGAGGCCGCGCCGAGATGGCAGCGACCAACAGCCGAACCCGCGAGGATATCAGCCGCCGAAGCAGTGACACAGAGGCCAGCCGCATCCGACTTCACGTGATCTCCCTTGGAGACCGTACCACCACAACGCCACTCGGCGATGTCAGTGTGCTGGTAGGCAAGTGCCTGACCAGCGACGACCGTGTCCGTGGTGATACCAACGATGGGACCACCAGCGGAAGGAAGGACACCGTTACCGCTGGCGTCGAGGTTGATCGCAACACCGTAGGTTGCGAACGTCACACCAGCCGTGGTGCTGAGGATAGGACCGAGATTCTGAAAAGACGACATGTTTGTTTTGCTCCGAAGATCAGGGGAGGTTACTTAGTTCTGGGGACGCTTGGCGAACTCGATTTCCGAGTACAGCTTCTCGCCAGCGGGGGTGTTGAGGACCGCGTCGTAGGCCAGCTCCTCAGAGATGCCCTTCTCCTCGGCGTGCTTCTCGACCATCGCATCGAGCTCGGTCTGGGGATCACCACCGTCCTTCTTCGGGGTCTTGCTGCCACCAGCACCCTGACGAACGAAGTTCTTGCTCTCCTTGGTGTCCTGATCCTTCAGCGCGGCAAGCGCCTCGGCACGCTGCTCAGCGTTCTCGATACCCTCGATCGCACCGAGCATGGCAGCGCGGGCCTCGCGGGTACCGCTGAGGTGACCGAGCTCCGAATCGGCACGCGACAGGAGCGCAGCGTTGGTCACCGCGGACATCTGGGCCTTGTGAGCCTTGCGGTCCTCGTCTCGCTCCTTGGCCATCTCCACCAGGCGGGGATCATCGACACTGAAGAACACGGTGCCGTTCTCCGAGGTGTAGACCGGAGTCATGATCTCCACACGCTCGGCAGCCGTCTTGGTCAGGAAGGCCTCCTGATCATCCGACTGGAGCTTGAGGAAGTAGTTCTTCTCGTTGCCACTGAGGGCAGCGATCTTGGTGAGGCGAGCAACGCGAGCCTCGAGAGCGAGTTCCAGATCCGTCTTCATAGTCTTGTTCTCCAGAGTAGGGTTCGAGGTCGGTTCATCGGTAGGCTCGGTATCTTCATCATCATTGATGTTGATGCCGAGGGTTTCAGAGAGTTTGGTGCGGATACCATCGATCCGAGCAGTCGGAACCGCAGGCACAGGCACCGGCGAGGTCTCGAGGATCTCCGCAGAGTCGTAGACCCACTCGACCACGATGTCACCAGCGCGGTCACGCATCTTGCGCTTCACCCCATCGTCGCCAGTCTTCTCAGAAAGGCGATCTCCGGGCCAGTGCCAGCACTTGGTGAGCACCTGCTCATCGCAGGACGAGCACTTGACCGCACCCGTGGCACGCCACGAGATGGACACAGTGCTCATGAGATTGCGAAGCGCAAGCTCCACAGCCCACGGCGCAGTAAGCGTGACCTTCTGGCGAACCGCGTAGGAGCCTTCGCCCCGCTTCTCGGTTTCGCACTGCATGATCTTGCCACAGACGGCCATCGAGTTCTGGTGTTCGTGATCACGAATGAAGGGCTTGCCTGCACCCGTCTTCCCGAACGCCATCATGGCGCTGTCCTTGATGCGCACGTAGTTACGGTTCGGCTTGCCAGCTTCCTGCTCGTAGGCAAGAACATCGAGTTCCAGCTCCACGTACTGGCCGGACGAGCACTTGGCGAGAAGTTCATCTCGGAGCACATCGGTGACATCAGTCCCGTTGGACTTCAACATCACCACTGCGCCGTCAACACCTCCCAATCCGCACGCGTCCAGAGCGGCGATTCGCTGCTTGTTCTTCAGCGTCAGGAGGTTTGTGTTCTTTGCCATTGAGATATGTTTAAGCTGAGTTGATTGACAACACAACTTCCTTTTTCAGGTTTATTTTCATCCTCTGCACTGGCATTCCCACTTCGCCAAGGCAGCATCCGCAATCGCATGGATGATTACGTAGACCTCCGAGCCATTGGTGATCGTATCCCCAGGCTCTGGCTTCGCCCCCACCTTAATCAACGGGGCTGCGATGATGATAATCTTCTTATCCCCACGCTGGATATCAGTTTCCCACGTACTGGTGCGATTAAAACCACTCTCTGTCTTAGTATACTCACCGAGTTCATAGTGGGTGATGGCACCCCAGACTGAGTACGTGGTAACGGTCCCTGGGGTACCAGCACCAGAAAGAGCTCCGGTAACGGGAGTACTTAGAGCCTTCTTCGTTAGTGTGAAGTTGGGAAGATCAGTTTTCTTGGCAGCTCCTGCCACGACCGCTGAGATATCCACACCCCAGAACTTCTGCCCCACTAGATGCCCCGAGTCAGACCGTATAGGTCATTCGGGTTCGTGTCGCCAAAGGTTGACGACTCTCCCGTGCCGGAAACATAGCTGCCGCTGATCTCACCACCCTCTGCACCAGCCAGGTACTCTCCAATGAGTTCCTGGATGTTGGTGGGGAAGCGCCCAGTAATGCCCAGGGTGGGGCTGAAGAACTCGACGCCGACGCCACCACCCGCATCGACTCGCTTGATGTTCTGGCCACTGGTGGCATCGGTAACCAGCGAGGGGTTCTCGATGATCATACCAGCGAGCTCGTAGCAGGCCGTTTGGAAGGCCGTAATGGCATCGCGTAGGGAGAACGTTGCAGCGGCGTCTACGTACCGCTGCCTATCGAGCAGCCGAGTCGCTGAGACCAATCCCTTGGCCCTGGTGTCGTCATCGGAAGCCGCCCATAGGGTGGCCGTGTCGCCGATCGACCCATCCCAGTGGATGTCTGCCGCTGCCGATGTGCCGTAGATGGTGAAGTTGTTACTGTTGATGCTGACGGTACCCATGCTAGTCCTCCTTAGTGGGGGTCGGCTTCGCGGGAAGCTTCTCGCCAGGCGTACCGCCTGAATTTGGAGCCTTAGTCTCCACCTTCATGTCTTCGGTTACGAAAGGCTGATCAACCAGCCTCAGCATACTACGAATCTGGTTAATGACGGGGTCATTTCTATCCAGGGTCGCACCGGCGAGTGCCAGCTTGCTGAGCGACTCCACGATCACGGCCACACTGCGAAGCGCCACTGCGTCCGGGGTCAGCTTCGGGGTGAGCTTTGGATCCCACTTATTCAGTGCGACAATGCGATCGACGAAGTCGCGCTGAAGCGTATGCGAGATCTCAGAGACCGTAGCGTTGATCAGCTCGTGTAGGTTACGAGTTTTGTCTTCGCTGAGCGCCAAGCTACCCTTGGAAGAAGAGCCTAGCATGAACTGCTCGATGCCCAGGGCACGAGCGATCTCGTGGAGCTTCCGCTCAATAGCCACGTGGATCTCAGCTAGGCCAGTGCCGTTGCCCTTGGCGAGCTCGAGATCCCACATCCGCATCGCGCTAGGCGTGCGAACATTGTCCTGGCCGGTATAGGAGGACGAATCCAGCAGGAGACCTAGCGCCGGGTTCCTGATGTGGTTGGTGATGAAGCTCTGGATTCCCTCCAGCTTGGAATCAGCCTGGGCACGAGTCAGTCGGTTGGTCGCAACCATCTGATCGAGGATGGCCGTAGGTGCCCTACCGATGGGAACACCACGTAGATCCGTTTCGAACGCCCATCCCTCCAACTGCTCGAGACGCTTGAGCTGTTCACAGAGCTCCACAACGTGGCGCAGTAGGCCAACACCGTCCGGCTGATCGGTCAGGGTGTCATCCACAGCGTAGATGCACCGCGCGCGATCGAGTAGATGCTCCGCACCCGTGTTGGGATCTCGCTGCTGCCAGCCGAGCACCTTGTTCGACTGCTCCTCGAGGAACCACTTGTCGATGGTGGTCGTTGGTCGGTTCTCGATGGAGCCGATACCGATCATTCCTGGAGCAACCTCTTCCATCCGCTGGGCAATGCACTCCTGGATGCTCATGCCAATCCACTTGAACTGTCCAGTTCTGCGGACGACCTTATACCACGGCTGCTCCATGCGCGTGGTGGAGGTCTCGATCCAGTCAGCGTAGTTCTTCGCCTTGTCGCTGCTGGTCCAGGTATCCTCGCCGCCGTTTTCGCCCTTTTTCTTCACATCCTTCGCAGGTTGGAAGGTCCAGTTCACCCCACTGATTAGTGAGGAGAAGTAGCGGAGGCCTGTGGCGACGATAGCCGTGTTCAGGCTGATCTCGTCATAGACCTTCTGGCGACTGCTGGCGTTCGCCAACTTGGCGTTTCGCTCTGCACTGTTGAGATAACCACCGATTTCGGTGGTACCCCCTACGCCTTGACGATCGAATGGCGACCCAGCGGGTGGGGCCGACTCTTTCGTGAAGAAATTCGCGATGAAGCTAGTTAGTCCCACTGGAAGGCCCCGCTCGATGAATGATTGTAGAACCGCCGATCAGGAACAGACCGCCGCCTCGGCGCACGATACCACCATACGATCGCGATTGGGCATCCGGGATATCCTTAAAACGTCCCATCGGAAACTTACTGATGTGGTCCAGGTACTTTTTGTTCCAATCGCCCCTAACCAGCTTGATTTTGCGATTTACCTTGTCTCTAGTCTCAGCCTGGGCAGCAAACGGGCGAAAACGGACGACCTTATCGCCTGACTCGAGACTGAATTCGAAGTCATAGCCAGAGAAGATCTCCAGCATGTCGTCCACCTGGTACTTACCAGCCTGCCCAGGGTCTTGTGGTAGTGACTGGAAGACGTCATACCCATCAGCCATACAGGTGTTCTTGACGTGCTCGCGGAGCGCACCCGGTGACACCCGGTCCCACCAGACGTCCTCCACATAGAGATCCGTATGCCCGTCTGGCAACGCGACCTCTGCGGTGCGAACACTGGCCGACCCAGCACCCGACCCACCCTCCGTGCCGGCGAAATCCCACCCTCGGCAGCGAACGTGGGGACCTGGTGGAACCTCGTCGACGATCTCGAACCAGTCGATCTTCACCATCCCGCCGCCACGCGGCTCTGGGCGCTGCTCCAACTGACCTGCAACAGAGTAGGTTCCACCCCACGCCATCATCTGCTTGGTCATCTCCTCGACGTCTTCATGACTGACCCGCTCGGGCGCTGCCAGTTCCTCTGGCTCAGTCCTTGGATCGCCAGACCACCCAGACCACTGTCGCGCCTTGTCGATGTGGGGGTGCTCCGGATCATAGTGCATCGGGATGCAGAGGTGAGTGTACCCGAGCTCCTTCTCCAGAATGAGGCCAGCGACGTCTTCCTCGTGGACCCGCTGCATGATCACGACAAACGCAGCCGTCTTGGCATCGTTCACGCGTGTTGGCATTACCTCCGTAAACCACTGAAGGGCGGAATTACGCTTGGCATCCGATTCAGCTTCGAGAACGTTGTGCGGGTCGTCGATAATGACGCGATCGCCACGCTCACCAGTGCCAAGGCCGTGCACAGACGTAGCGATTTTGAATCCGCGGTGGTCGTTCGAGAACTTTTGCTTCGCGTTTTGGTCATCTGTGAACGAAAAACGATCTCCCCACATTGATTGATAGTTAGGAGAGGCGATTACCGATCTTGTACGGACGTTATCGCGGACCGTTAGATCCTGCGAATACGAGGCGCAGATGTAGCGAAGACCGGGCATATTCCTCGGTCCCCATTCCCATGCAGGCCAAAAGACGTCCGTTGCAAGAGATTTCATGAACCCTGGGGGCACGTTCATGAGAAGTTTGCGGATTTCACCCCGTGAGACAGCCTCTAGGTGCTCACACACCGCGCGAATGGCCCACCCGTCGATGAACGGTCGGGTAGGCTCCACTGCGGACCAGTTCTGCTTGATGAAGTCGATGAGGCTTTCCTCGGCATCGGCCTTATCCAGTTCCCAGAGCGCCTGGGCA